AAATTAGCCGACATGAAAGGTAAAAAATGAGCCATCTAAGTAAACACTTTACCCTTGACGAATTGACCGTCACCGACCACCGCGAGTTTGACAACAGCCCGACACAGGAAGAAATCAGCAACCTGCAACGCTTGGCGCAATTGCTGGAGCAGGTCAAGGAAACCCTTGGTGGCAAGCCTGTGATGATTAACTCTGCCTTCCGCAGTAAGCAGGTCAATGATGCAGTTGGAAGTTCTGACAAGTCTCAGCATCGTAAGGGGTGCGCGGCTGACCTCCGAGTACCGGGCGTTACCCCAGATGAGGTAGTCCGTGCGGTTATTGCTGCGGGTTTACCCTTTGACCAAATAATCCGTGAGTACGACCGCTGGACACACATCAGCATCCCGAATACTGAAGATGCAGAACCCCGTGGCAATGCGCTGATTATTGACAAGGCTGGCACTCGTGCGTTTGTGTAGTTTAACCAGCAATCACGTTTTATAGCCTCGGCTTTGAACAAGCATCGCATCGGTAGCACCAGCCCGTGCAGGAGGTGAATTGTCGGGCTTGTAGATTTGCCCGTCTTTCATGTGATTAAACGTCCTTGGTTCAGCCATGTCAGGCGTGCGTACTATTGGCACGTAGACAGCGCTTTGCCCATAGCGGTAAGTGGTCTTCTCAGGCCGTGCAAACTCACCTAAAGTGGCTTGACGGTTTACGCGCATGAGGTTTGGATTTCCTGCTGCCAGTTTCATGTGTTCTTCTCCTTTAGCCATTCTTGAATGCGAACAAATGCAACTAAATAATTACCATTCTCGGCAAGCCGTGTGGCTTCCAAGAATTGCGCCTCCGTCAGCCCCACCCAAGGGCGTTGTTGCGGGGTGGTGTAGAGCTTGTCCCATGCCTTCAACTTCATTTGCTGGTGAGGAATTAGGCGAACATAACCAATATCATCATCCTCGCAAAAGACACCCACAGGCTCTTGTGCTGGCTGTGCTGCGTCCGGCTCATATTCTCGCTTTGCTCTGTAGTAATTCGTTGTTGCAATCCACTGCTTCAACTGCTCTTTTTCACTTATGACGTGTGCTGGCTGTGCTGCGAGTTCTTTGCCTCGATGTACCCCACTCATGTACGCAATTGTCAATTCATCGCCGTGGTCAGGCTCTTGTACTGGCTGTGCCAAGGCTTCCAATGCAATCTCTGTTGCATCCACGCACCTTTGGATAACCTCTGAATGTTCAAAAGGCGTTCCGTCTGCAAGTGCTGCAACTGGCTCCAAAAGGTAAACGATTTGTTTCAATGCTTCTTTCATTCCACCACCTCTTGCTTGGCAAGCCGTGCCTCAAGGCGTTTAATCCGTGCGGAGTTATAGGCAACGATGGCTGCGTGGTACTCTTGTGCCGATTCGTGGCGCAACTTGCTGCGCTGTGCGTCAACTAGCTCATGGCTAATCATCTCCAGCGGTGTGGGCATCGTGTAGTGGTCTTTCAACCATTCCCATACGTTTTTTAAGTGGTTCATGCTTCCCTCGCTTTTATCATTGCGTCTGCCATTTTGTATGCACCTTCTGCAACTATGTCAAACCATCTTTGGTCAGCTCGACAACCAAGTTGATCTAAAAATGGTTGCATAGCCTTGGCTGCAAAGTAATCACGCAGGGTCATGCTCACCGCATGGTCTTTGGTAAAGTATTGAAGTGGTGGTGGTGTCATTTGAATATGCTCTTTGTTAATACGGTTTTAGTGGGTTCGCATTGCACAACACTTGAGGGCTGAATAGCAACAATGTACCCTGCAACAAAAGCGATTGTCGCCACCATGCCAAGTAATGTCATTAAATCAATAAAGCCATCCCACAGCCGTTCAAATATGGTGAGGGTTGCTATATCAGAGTCAATTGGGTCGGTGTAATTTGCCATTCTTGCTCCATTCTGTTTGAGTTACTGCGTACCGTTTGACCTGTTAAACATATCAGCCCGTCTCGTTCAATTTCTTTTACCCGTCTTGCGACTTGGTTGGAATCAAGCCCTGTAAGGTTTGCAATTCCATCTTTGCCTAATTTGCCGTTCTTGCGTAGGCAATCCACAATAATTGTGGCGTGATGCTTTGCCAGTTCTTTGGCAGAATCGGCAGCCAGCCAACTGGTCAACGGGTCGGTGTTTCTTGCTCTAAACATTTTGCACCGCCCTTTCTTTAGAATGGAATATCGTCTGCCATATCGTCAAACCCGCTGCCTCGGCGGGGCTGGTCTTCTCTAGGCTTTGGGTCGTTGAGGTAAGCCCAACCATCCCAACCGCCTTCTTTAAGCGGGATAACGTCAATCTTTAGCATTTCCCCATTCTTTGTTTCAATGATTGAACCAATACGCTGATAGCGGTTCTTATTTTGCCCTTGAGCATTTGTGTATTGTCCAACAATACAAGACACTTCTTTTTTAATTTTTGCCATTTTTATTCTCCAATGATTGATTTAAGGGATACAACTTTGGCATCTAATTCTGCCAAAAATATAGTTACTTCGTCTTCGGCTATCTTGAGCCAATCAGCATTTCGTTCAACACGGAAGACAAAAAGTTGAGCCTTGATTGGCATCCGTGGGTCAAAAACCACATAGTCGCACCAAGATCTATCAGCGCAACGCATTTGCCACTGCATCTGTGCGTAATATTTTGCGTCTACTGGATTGCCACCTTGTGCATTAATTAACCAACATTCCAAAGCAGTGCTGGATGATGGGCATTTAATTTCAATCATGCCATCATCACCCACCAACCCATCAGGCGAGGCTCCAGCGGCTTCAATGGTAGGGTGAGATATAAACCCAACCTCTTCAACCATTTGACCCGTATGCACCTCATACGCAGCTCTAGCAAAAGGTTCTTGTTCTGTACCCCACTGCATTGCTGCATTTGAATACGATTCAGCTCTAGTTTGAGTGATGCGTTCTAATACAAGTTGGGTCATGTAATTGGTGCGGCTGGTGCTGTAACCTGTTTTTGTTTTGGCAAGCACATCAGCCAATCGGCTGGCAGTCACTTTGCCAAGTCGAACAGAAAACCAATCTTCCGTACCTTGTTCCATCATTTCAATCATTGAAATTCTCCTTTCTTTGCGTCCTTGGCCTTAATGATGGCGGTCTTGGAGTTTTGGTCGTTACCAGCCACTTTGATTGCCTCAAAATATGCAGCCTTCAATTCATCCTCGTTGGTACAGGCTGCAATGTCAGCAACAAGTGCTTTGACCGTGGCGGCTGATACCGTAGGGGCTTTGGTGGCTGCGTTGCCATCATCATCTTCAGGTGCAATCCCACACGCTGCCATTAGGCTGTAACGCCGTGCGTAGGTCAGTGCCGAGCCGTAACCCTGTGGGTCTTGCTTGCTGGCTGGAACGTGCAATTTGCCGCATTCCAGCATCTCGCCCGATTCGTGGATAAACACGGTTTCTACGGTCACGCCTGTTGTGTCTTCGCTGGTGCGTTGAACAAGTGCTATCCCTGCGCCATTTAAGCCTTCAATCACAGCCTCAACACAAGCGGCAAGGTCGGCGTAGCGGCTTTTAAAGTGTGGGTTGGTGGATGACTTGAGGGCTGGACCAAAAGCCTTTTGAGCCTTGACTAAGGCGGTTGCGATATTTTTCATGCTGATAATTCCTCGTTGATAAGTTCAAGTTGTGTTGTTTTGTCAAAATCTGAAAACTCAAGCCAATGATTTTCACCACAGCAAGAGCGTTGTTCTCCCTTTGGCTCGGTGCAATAAGCACAAAATTCAAGGTGTTGCATTTGCTCAAAATAAAGTTTAATAAGACCTTTCATTACATACTCCAAAAATAAAGCACAAAGGGAAGCCCAACCAGGGCGGCGAACAGAAAAGCGGTGGCAATGTCTTTCATTCGTGTGACTCCACAATCATGGCTTCAAGAGCGTAGATGGTGTGAACATCAATGTGCTCATAAAGCTCAATGCCGTTGACGTAAATTTGGTCAATGGTGGCTATTGCGGGAATGGGTGGGTCAATGTCCGTCTCGGTCTGAGCGTCTTCCCATTCGTATGTAACTTCCCATACGATGTTGTCATAAGTGAGGGTGGCTGAGTGCATTTTGATTTCCTTAAAAGACCCCAAGAAGTTCAGGGCATGAGTGCATTATAATCACAATTGTGAACTATGCAAACTATTTTTGGAACATTTTTTAATCATGTTTTCGTTGTTGATAGATTTTGTTAATGGGGCCAAAGCCCCGTTTTCCCTTAAACAAGTAGGAGTGTTTCGGCTTCTGATTTAAGTCTGTTGCCATTGCCAAACCAAGCATTGTTCATGCGTGTGTCTACATTGTGTCCACGCTCATGGTCGATGTATTGAGTCACCGCATTCAGCAAGCCCCATCGTGTACCGTAAACCCCGTGGTTTGATGCACCAATACCTGCACCATCAAAGAGTTCTAAAACCCGTTTGAAGCCCTTGGACTCTTTCAACTTTTCGGTCTGTGGGTCAAAGATTGCAGGGAATAATTTGCTGGTGAAATTCTTTGCGTATTCAAGTGAAATACCTTGTCGAGCAAGTGACCTGTATTTATCCATCATTCCATCAAACCCACCAACAATGATGCCGAGGCGTTCTCGCATCAAACTTGCATCAAAGTCTGCACCATGAGTTAAAATCACACGACTTGGTGAAAGTTCAGTATCAGCAGCTGAGAGGGTGTTATTGCAGACAACTCGAATACTGGTGAATTGACCGATGGTTGCAGTTAATCCATCAAAAGATGTGCTGAGAAGTAGATAGCCTTTAACAGCATCATCATTCAAAACTACCGCTTCTTTGTTAACATTTGCCAATGCCCAGATTCGTTTACCGCCTTTGATAGCCCCTGCAACCTCAAGAGTAAAACCAACTGATTGCACCAAAGTATTAAAGAAGTCTAAAACTTCTGCAGGTTGGTGAATTTTGTATCGGTCCGAAACTACACCAAGTGGGATTTTGTTGTCGTTCCGAAAGATCACATTTTTGTTTTTGACTTCCTGAGGCGCAACCATACCTTCAGGCCAAAACATGACAGGGGAAACTTGTGCCTCCCAATCAAGTCCAGCCTCTTTGCGCCAAACATCAATGGGTGCATCTTGTGTCAACTGTTGACCAAGACCGTGCCAAGGAATGCTGTTTGCAAAAGCAATTTCTGCTTTTCCTGTCTGTGTATTGTTTTCGATTAAATGTGCCATTTTGATTTCCTTAAAAGACCGCTACGAAATGTTGCGGCATGAGTAGATTATAATCACAATTGTGAAGCCTTGTAATTTCTTTTAACAAATAAACTTATCGGTTTATCATTGTTGATAAGTTTTTTTTATGGGTTATTGATTCACAATGGTGTATATAATGCTGCAATGAACATCTTAGAAATATCAATCAAATCGGCTGGTGGCACAGGGCGGTTGGCTTTTATGCTGGACTTAAAGCAGAACGTTGTGTCCAACTGGCGGCAGCGGGGCGTTCCTAAGTCATGGGAACAGGTGTTGAAGTACAAATTTAAGAAGCAGATTGCGGAAGCGCAAAAGGCTGTGGTATAGTTTTTTTGAAACACGGCTAGGTTTGGCTTGATCTCCAAACTGAAAAGGGTTACACCTTCCCCTGCCGCAGTTTCTTTCAAAGGTGCGTTAAAAAGGTAAAAACTTGATGCATTACTACCAATTCAACATTGGCGATTACAAGGCCGCCACTGCCCATTTAACCAATGAAGAAGATTTGGCATATCGGCGTTTGCTTGATATGTATTACGATTCTGAAACTAAAATCCCATTGGATACCCAGTGGGTTGCGAGGCGTATCCGAGTTGAGGCATCAGTCATCCGTGATGTGCTAAACGATATGTTTGACAAACACGATGACGGATGGTTTCACGCAAGATGCCAAGAGGTGATTGAGGCTTATCACGCTATGGCTGAGAAAAATCGTGTTAACGGCAGGATGGGAGGGCGCAAAAAGAACCCAGTGGGTAGCCCAATGGCTACCGACACGCAACCCATCGCTAAGGCAACTATAAACTATGAACTAGAAACTATAAAACATAAACCAATAAAGAATACAGCCACTACCGTGGCAACGCCTAACGGCGTTTCAGAATTCGTTTGGCAAGAATTTGTTTCACACAGGAAATCCAAGAAAGCCAAAGTCACGCAGTTGGTAATTGACGGAATTGTCAAAGAGGCCAACAAAGCCGGATGGACACTTGAGAACGCATTAAAAGAAACCATTGTTCGCAACTGGCAGTCGTTTAAGGCTGATTGGGTTCTTGATAAACAAAACCACCAGCAGCAAAGTTTCGCCGAGCGTGACCAGCAAGCCCGACAAAAGCGTTGGGAAGCAATGACAGGGCGTAAATGGCCTACCGAAGAACCAGTAAACACAGCATTTTTGGAGATGGAAAATGAGCATTTCATTAAAGGCAATTGATAGACTTTTTGAGCGACTTGCCGCTACTTATCCTAATTGGTCACGCCAATGGCTTGATGTGCCTGAATCGGACATTAAAACGGCTTGGGCGCACGAATTAAGCGGTTTTGAAAACAATTTGCAAGCATTGGCATGGGCGTTGGAGAACTTACCCGAACGATGCCCAAACGTCATCGAATTTCGCAACCTTGCTAGACGTGCGCCGGAGGCAGAAAAGCCTCGATTGCCCGAACCCAAAGCAGACCTCGCACGGTTAAAAACCGAACTTGCCAAACTTAGCGACATAAAGGCGCAAGTTAAAAATGCACCTATTGACCCGAAGGGCTGGGCAAAAGCAATCCTAAAACGCCACAAGGAAGGCTTAAAAATCAACATTACAACTCTGTCAATGGCCCGATGCGCTGTAAATGAAGAATGATGCGACTAGCCCAACATTACGCCAAACTTGCAATGCAGCCGGGTTGGATAGACCACGCCCGGCACATGGTGAGGGAATACGAAAAGAATTCCCTTTGGCACGGGTTGGGGAAGTGCGTAGCCGAGCAAATCAAATTGTTGAAAAAACAGCAAAACACTGGGAAATAGCATGAGATACGCAGCGCGGACAGACGCAAACCAAACCGAAATTGTGATGGCGTTACGCAAAGCCGGGGCTTATGTTTGGGTAATTGGCCTACCAGTTGACCTTTTGGTGGGTTACAAAAATCACACATTCTTGGTTGAAGTCAAATCAACCTCTAGGAAGCGTTTAACGAGCCTACAAGCCGACTTTTTTAACAATTGGTCGGGAAGTACCTTGGCACGGATTGACAGCGTAGAAGCCGCTTTAAACATGATTGGGGTTTTATGAGGATTGTTTGTTGGTTTAGTTGCGGTGCTGCCAGTGCGGTTGCTACCAAATTGGCAATTGCTGAAAACGCAGGTAAATTGCCTTTAATCATTGTTTACACGGAAATTGCAGAGGAGCACCCTGACAACAAACGTTTTTTAAAAGAGTGTGAAACATGGTTTGGTCAAGAAATTCAAATACTGCGAAACGAAAAGTACGAAGGCAGCATTTACAACGTATTTGAAAAAAAACGGTACATCGTAGGGGTTGCAGGTGCGCCATGCACAAAACTGCTTAAAAAAGAAGTGCGCCAAAAGTTTGAGCAATTGACAGACCGACAAGTGTTTGGCTATACCGCCGAAGAACAACACCGCCTTGACCGATTTATAGACGCAAACAATGATGTGGACATTCAAACCCCATTGATTGACAAAGGGCTGTCAAAAGAAGATTGTTTGGCAATGCTTGAAAACGCTGGAATTGAACTTCCTGCAATGTATCGGCTTGGCTATCACAACAACAATTGCATTGGGTGTGTGAAGGGGGGGGCTGGATATTGGAACAAAATCCGAGTGGACTTTCCGCAACACTTTGACCGCATGGCTAAACTTGAACGTGAAATTGGGGCAAGTATTACAAAATCAAAGGGCGAACGGGTTTACCTTGACGAATTGCCTACCAATGCCGGAGATTACCCAAAAGAACAAAACATTGAATGTTCTATTTTTTGCCACATGGCAGAGGAGGAATATAAATGAGCAGCCTTGATAAAGCCGTTGACTACCTGCGTGACCACGCCGGGGACTATGCCGTAGCCGAGGCGCAATTGGTTTACATGACAGAACTCAGAAAGACCGTCAAAGCGCAGTTAATGAAAGACTTTGAGCTTCAAGGCCACAAAACCACAGCCGCCCAAGAACGGGAAGCCTATGCAGACCCAAAATATACACAGCACCTACTGGCATTACAAGCATCAGTAGAGCAAAGAGAGCGCACCCGCTGGCTTATGGTGGCAGCACAGGCAAGGATAGAAGCCGAAAAAGCCAACATTTATGCTGGCAACCGAACCGATAGGGCGATGCGATGAAGTGTCCAGTTTGCGAAGCATGGACAATAGTTAAAGAAACAAGGTTATCCACAGACAATACACGCAAGCGCAGACTTGAATGCGCAAATATGCACAGGTTTTCCACATTGGAGGTAATCATTGAGAACAAAACAAACTTACGTTCGCAGCAAGGAATTGCTAAAAAAGGTGTCAAGCCTTGATTGTCAGATATGCGGTTCAGGCAACTTTGTACAGGCAGCACACTCAAACTGGGTTGACTTGGGCGGCAAAGGAAGGGGAATCAAGGCCAGCGATGAGTACACAGCAGCCCTTTGCATGAGTTGCCATTACGACATAGACCAAGGTTCTAAGTGGTCAAAAGATGAAAGAAAACTCGCATGGAAGGTGGCGCATTACAAAACCGTGCAACTTTTGGTTCACAGGGGTGAATGGCCTGTCAACATAACTGTACCAATTGCAGTAGAATGAAGACGCTGACTACCGCAGTTGCCAGCCTTGGGGCTTCGGCCCCTTTTTTTTAAGGACGATATGAATCCAGCCGATAAAGTAGAAAAGTGGAAGATAAGCAAACTTATCCCCTACGCCCGAAACGCCCGAACTCACAGCAATGAGCAGGTAGGCCAGATAGCGGCAAGCATTAAAGAATGGGGGTGGACAACCCCTGTTTTAGTAGACGAGACAGGCGGCATCATTGCGGGGCACGGTCGTACTTTAGCGGCGCAAAAGCTAGGCATGACTGAAATCCCTGTAATGGTAGCTAAAGGATGGTCTGATGCTAAAAAACGGGCTTATGTCATTTCTGACAATAAACTTGCATTAAACGCTGGCTGGGACAACGAGATGCTTGCGCTTGAGCTAAGTGAGATCAAAGACCTTGGTTTTGACTTAGACCTAACTGGTTTTAGTGCAGGCGAAATTACTGGATTAACTTTTCAAGAAAAAGATTTATATCCTGATTCAAGTACAAAAGAAATTGACCCAGATGACTACAACATGGGACATCAATGCCCAAAATGTGGATTTGAGTTTGACGATGATAAATAAACCTGATTGCGCTTGGAATCTAGCAGACCTTGCAGCCATACCCAAAAACGGATTGAAGGTGATGAGCACCTTTGCCTGTGGAGGTGGTTCTAGTATGGGTTATAAACGCGCAGGATGCGAGGTAATTGCAGCTAACGACATTGACCCTGAGATGGCTTGGCATTACAAACTAAACATTAATCCCAAGCATTATTTTCTTTGTCCTATTGGTGAATTGATGGAAAAGGAATTGCCAGAAGAGCTTTATAACTTAGACATTCTTGATGGCTCTCCACCTTGTTCAACATTTAGCATGGCTGGCAGCCGAGAAAAAGCATGGGGTAAAGATAAGCACTTTCGAGAAGGACAAGCAAAACAAGTACTATCTGACCTGTTCTTTGACTATCTTGATCTAGTTGGAAAGCTAAAGCCCAAGGTAGCTATTGCCGAGAATGTTAAGGGAATGCTGATTGGCAATGCCAAAGGCTATACAAAGATGGTGATGGCTCGTTTCAAAGAGCTGGGTTATCGTCCGCAGTTATTCCTTTTAAATGGTGCAGATTGTGGTGTGCCACAAAGGCGTGAACGGGTTTTTTTTGTGGCCATTCGTAATGACGTTGACGTTCCACTTTTACAACTTGCACCTAAACATCGATGGATTAGCGCAGGTGAAGCAACAGAAGACTTACAGATTTTAACTGTTAATGAAATAAAAGAAACTAAACCAGCAGAAACAGATATTAAATTTTGGCCGGGGACTAAACCTGGCAATAGTTATGCTGATGAATGGTTAAGATTAAAAGGTAAGCCATCAGGTTTTAATACAATAAGATTAAACAAACAAAGACCAGCTTCAACAATTACGGCAACAGATTGCAGTAGACATTGGGATCAATGCCGTAAATTAACTTACCGTGAATGGAAACGCTTAGGCTCATTCCCAGACGATTACCAAGCTAAATCAGACAAGATTGGCAAGTACATGATTGGAATGAGTGTTCCTCCTAAAATGACTGAACAAGTTGCTCGTGCAGTAATTGACCAGTGGCTTCTGCCAAAGGGAGAGTAATGGCTAAACTTGAAAAACCAACTCTAAAAAACAAGAATACAAAAATCGTGCCAGAAAAAGCGCACGACCCGAACTATGGTGGCGCACGGGAAGGCGCAGGTAGACCAGCGTTTGAACCAACACCAGCCGAGCGTAAACAGGTTGAAGCACTCAGCGGTTACGGCTTGCCCATTGACCAGATAGGCGCATTGATACGTGATGGGATAAGCGTTGATACGTTACGGGCGCACTTTGCAGGTGAGATGCAGTCAGGCAAAGCCAAGGCAAATGCTCAAGTAGGGAAAACCCTATTCCAAAAGGTAATGGCTGGCGACACGACAGCGGCTATTTGGTGGAGTAAGACACAGATGCGATGGGCAGAAACCCAAAAGCACGAACTGACTGGTGCTGATGGTGCACCGCTTGAATTCACAAAGATTGAGCGTGTAGTAATAAAAAATGGGTAAAACCCTGCAAATACAAACCCCTGAGTGGGCAATCCCGCTGTTGGAAGGCAGTCGTTATAAGGGTGCATGGGGTGGGCGAGGTTCAGGCAAGTCGCACACCTTTGCCGAATTAATGATTGAGGGCCACATCCTTGACCAAAAGCGCAGAAGCGTTTGTGTCCGTGAGATACAGAAATCACTCAATCAATCGGTCAAACGGCTGCTAGAAACAAAGATTGAGGCCATGAACGCTGGCGCATACTTTGAAGTTCAGGATGCGGTGATTAAGTCCCGCAAGGGCGATGGCATGATTATTTTTCAAGGGATGCAGAACCACACTGCCGACTCAATTAAGTCGCTGGAAGGGTACGACTGCGCTTGGGTTGAGGAAGCCCAAAGCCTAAGTCAGACCAGCCTTGACCTGCTGCGCCCTACCATTCGCAAGCCTGATTCAGAATTGTGGTTTACTTGGAATCCAAGGCAGAACAGCGACCCAGTGGATTTTCTGTTGCGTGGGCCTGAACCGCCAACCGATGCCGCAGTGATTAAGGTCAACTTTGGTGATAACCCTTGGTTCCCGCAAGTCTTGAAGGACGAGATGGAATACGACAAGCGGCGTGACCCTGACAAGTACCAGCACGTTTGGATGGGTCAATACCTGAGCAACAGCAACAGCAGGGTATTCCGCAACTGGAAAATAGACGAGTTTGAAGCCCCGCTAGAGGCAATCCACCGACTTGGCGCAGACTGGGGTTTCTCAGTAGACCCGACAGTATTGGTGCGCTGCCACATAATTGGGCGCACACTCTACATTGACTATGAGGCGTACATGGTGGGGTGCGAGATTGTCAATACGCCTGAATTATTTATGCAAGTGCCAGAGGCCGAGAAGTGGCCTATCGTTGCAGACTCAGCCCGACCCGAGACCATCAGCCACATGAAGCGCAACGGCTTTCCTAAGATAATGACAGCGGTCAAAGGGCCAAAGTCGGTAGAAGAAGGCATCGAGTTTCTTAAGAATTACGACATCGTGGTTCATCCTCGCTGCTTGCACACCATTGACGAATTGAGCCTTTACAGTTACAAATCAGACCCGCTAACTGGACGAATCCTGCCCCAGCTTGAGGACAAAAAGAACCATGTAATTGATGCTTTGCGATATGCTTGCGAAGGCATTAGGCGAGCAGCGATTACAAAACCAGCTACATTTACGCCATTGCCTAATGTAAAACGCTGGTAGATAATCGCCCTAAAGGACAAATATGGCACGAATACCCAACGACCAACGCCTTGCTAATCTGCACTCTGATGCGCTGCGGCAGTTTAACGACATCCAAACCGCACTGCGTGATGAACGGTTGCAATGCTTGCAAGACCGCAGGTTTTACTCCCTGTGTGGTGCTCAGTGGGAAGGCCCACTCTATGACCAGTACGAAAACAAACCTCGGTTTGAAGTCAACAAAATCATGCTGGCGGTTATTCGTATTGTTAACGAATACCGAAACAACCGCATTACAGTTGATTATGTAAGCAAGGATGGCACAGAGAACGACAAGCTGGCTGAAGTCTGCGATGGTCTATACCGTGCAGACGAGCAAGCATCCGTTGCCGATGAAGCCTACGACAACGCTTTTGAGGAAGCTGTGGGCGGTGGCATTGGGGCTTGGCGGTTACGGACAGTCTACGAAGACGAAGAGGATGACGAGAACGACAGGCAGCGGATTCGCTTTGAGCCTATCTACGATGCTGACAGCTCCGTGTTCTTTGACCTAAACGCCAAGCGGCAAGACAAGTCAGACGCAAATTATTGCTTTGTGGTCACCAGCATGACCCGTGAAAGCTACAAAGAAATCTACAACGATGACCCGACCGATTGGCCTAAGATCATCCACCAATACGAGTTTGACTGGGCAACCCCTGATATTGTGTTTGTGGCTGAATACTACAAGCTAGAGGAAAAGACCGAGACTATCCGCATATTCCAAGCCATTGACGGAACTGAGGAACGCTACACTCAGACCGACTTTGTGAACGATGAGACCTTAGAGGAAACCCTACTGGCAATCGGCACTCGTGAAGTGCGTCAAAAGCGTGTCAAGCGGATGCGTGTTCGCAAATACATTATGTCGGGCGGCAAGGTATTAGAGGATGCAGGTTATATCGCTGGCAAGTGCATTCCGATTGTGGTGGTGTACGGCAAACGTTGGTTTGTGGATAACATTGAGCGTTGCATGGGTGCGGTGCGTTTAGCCAAAGATGCCCAACGCCTAAAGAATATGCAACTTTCCAAGCTGGGTGAGATAAGCGCACTATCCAGCATCGAAAAGCCCATCATGACACCCGAGCAGGTAGCAGGGCATCAAGTGATGTGGGCAGAGGACAATCTAAGGGATTACCCTTACCTGCTGATTAACCCTGTCACTGGGCCTGACGGTAATACCCAAATCTCTGGGCCTGTGGCTTATACCCGCAGCGCAGCAATTCCACCAGCAATGGCGGCACTCTTGCAGATTACCGAGCAGGATATGCAGGACATTTTAGGCAACCCACAGGGCGCAGACAAGATGGTTTCGGGTATGTCAGGCAAGGCGGTGGAGATGATTCAAACCCGTGTGGATATGCAGACCTTCATTTACATGAGCAATTTTGCCAAGGGCATGAAGCGATGCGGCGAAATCTGGTTGAGCATGGCAAAAGAAATCTACACCGAAGACAAGCGTAAGATGAAAACCATTGCGCCTACTGGTGAAGCTGGCATGGTTGAGCTGATGCAGCCAATGATTGACCAAGAGACGGGCGAAATGAAGATGGCAAACGACTTGAGCGATGCCACTTTTGATGTGATAGCAGAAGTCGGGCCATCTAGCAGCAGTAAACGTGCAGCAACGGTCAGGGCTTTGACAGGAATGCTTCAGATTACCACCGACCCAGAGACAGCCCAGGTTCTAACTGCAATGGCAATGATGAACATGGAAGGCGAGGGCGTAGGCGATGCCAATGCTTATTTCCGTAAGAAACTCCTACGGATGGGCGTAGTTAAGCCTACCGATGACGAGGCACAAGAACTTATGGCAGAAATGCAAGGCCAACCGCAAGACCCAAATTCGATGTACTTGCAAGCGGCGGCTGAGAATGAAACCGCTAAGGCAGCCAAAGCCCGAGCCGATACTGTTGAAACCGTTGCTAGCGCAGAACTAAAACGTGCCCAAACGCTGGAAACACTAGGCAAAGTTGACGAGACTGCCCAGAACATGGCGATTGCCAATGCAGACGCAGTGCAAGAAATATTGCGTGGTCAAATAGTACAACCTGTTGCAAACCAGTAAAAAACAAGCGACAATCAAAATAACGGTTACCACCCAGCCGTTCAAAGTGGGTGAGTTGAATGGGGTCAAAGATGAATCAAAAGGCAGTAATTGAAGACAACGAATTTGAAGTAGAAGAAGTCGAAACCGTAATCAGCGAAATCGTTGATGATGTTGAACCCGAAGATACCGAAGAAGTAGTTGTCAGCATTGGTGAGGAAGCGCCACCTCCCGAAGAACATACTCCTGCGCCTGAATGGGTTAAAGAGTTGCGTAAAACAAATCGAGAACTGCAACGGCAGAATCGTGAATTGCAGGGCAAGCTACAAGCCGCACCAACTGAGAACAAACCAGTGGTGATAGGTAATAAGCCAAAGCTGGAAGATCACGACTATGACGCTGATAAGTACGAGGAAGCACTGACAAACTGGTTTGAGCGCAAGCGTCAAGCCGATGATGTCAACGCCAAGCAAGAAGCTGAAGTTATGAATCAGCAACAAGCATGGCAAGCCAAGTTGGATGGTTACGGCAAGGCGAAAGCCGAGCTAAGAGTAAAGGACTTTGAGGATGCTGAAGAAGTTGCTCAACAAGTTTTTTCTATCACCCAGCAAGGCGTTTTGCTGCAAGGTGCAGATAACCCTGCGCTTGTTGTTTACGCACTTGGAAAAAACCCTGCCAAGGCTAAAGAGTTGGCTGAAATCAAAGACCCCGTAAAGTTTGCCTTTGCGGTAGCAAAACTGGAGAAAGACTTGAAAGTTACAAACCGTAGGCAAGCACCCGCACCCGAAAGAATTATCAGTGGAACTGGTCGTTCATCTGGTGCGGTGGACTCAACACTAGAACGGCTGAGAGAAGATGCGGCACGTACTGGCAACATGACCAAGGTCATTCAGTACAAAGCGCAAAAACGATCAGCACCCAAGTAATTTATTTAGGAGCTTTTTATGAGCAATTCATTTAGTAAAGAAGAGCGCGTTGCCTTTGAGGACATCCTCGAAGGTTTTAACGATGCTTTAGTTTTGTCCCGCAACGTGTCTATCTACAACACAGATAGCTCGATGATGGAACGCACCAACAACGTTATCTACCGTCCACAGCCTTACATCGCGCAATCGTATGATGGCATGGATCAAACTAACAACTTCACCGCATTTACTCAGCTTTCAGTACCAGCGACACTCGGCTTTCAAAAGTCTGTGCCGTTCATTCTTGATGCTTTGGAATTGCGTGATGCGTTGCAAGAAGGTCGCCTTGGAGAAGCTGCAAAGCAGAAACTGGCATCCGACATCAACATCGCCATCATGAACACTGCGGCTAACCTCGGTTCGTTGGTAGTTACTGTCAGCACTGCTGCTGGTGACTATGATGACGTGGCCCTGTGCGACAGCATCATGAACGAGCAGGGCGTACAAGCCTTTGACCGTTACTTGGCACTGTCCAGCCGTGACTACAACGGTATTGCTGGCAACATTGCTGGTGGAGCTGGTGGCGCATCTGTGTCACGTAGTTTTGCTGGTAACAAGTCAAACAATGCTTTTGAGCGTTCTTATGTCGGTATGGTCGCAGGTTTTGAGACCTACAAACTTGACTACGCAAACCGCATCGCAGCCGCTACTGGTGCTGACCCAACGATGAGCACTTTGGTTGGAGCTAGCAACTACTACGTTCCCCTTGCAACCTCAACTGCTGTAACTGGTGAAACTGCCAACGTGGACAATCGTTTCCAAACGATTACCGTTTCTAGCACCACCGACCTGCCAGCAGGAACTGCAATCGAGATCGAAGGCGTTGAAGCTGTCCATCACATCACTAAGCAAGGTACTGGATTCTCCAAAACCTTCCGTGTGGTGTCTGTGACCAATGCAACCACTTGCGTTATCACACCTCCCATTATTTCCGCACAAGGTGGAACTGATGCCGAGTTGCAGTATCAAAACTGTATCGTGACTGCCGCTGCTGGTCGTAGTATCAACCGCTTGAATACCGATGCCGCACCTATCAACTGCTTCTGGCAGAAAGATGCTCTCGAAATTCTGCCTGGTCGTTACGCTGTCCCGTCTGATGCTGGTGTCGCAGTAATGCGTGCCTCCACCGACCAAGGCATCGAGCTGGTCATGCAAAAGCAGTACGATGTAAACACCATGAAAACCAAGTATCGTTTAGATACCTTGTTTGGCGTGGTCAATAAGCAGCCAGAGATGTCCGGCATCCTGTTGTTCAACCAAACTCCTTAAGGAAAAATCATGAGTTACAACGTAATTTTCACACAAGGTACGGCTACCGTTACCGTGCCAGCGGGCGAGAAAATCGCCGTTCAAGCCTACTCACCAGCAAGCGTGTTTCAGGAAGTTGGTTATCCCAATTTTCCTGAATCGCAGGACTTGCTGACCGTAGTCGAGAACACCACCTACGTTTCTGCCGCTTTCACGAATGCCACGAATGTGACTATTCAGGCCGGCGCGTCGGGTGCAACTTACGCGGTTGGCACTGATCCGGTAGTTTCGGATGATGGGAAGTTTCAGCTTCAAGGAACGCCGGGCGTGCTCAACGCTACCGGTGCTTTGACCGCTGCGATGATCCTGTCGGGTATCGTTACCTCCACCACGGCTGCTGCTGTTGCTGGCACGCTGCCGACCGGTGCGGTATTGGACGCTGCCAGTGAGTTTGCAATTGGTGATTCCTTCGACTGGTCTGTAATCGCTACGGGCGCAAATGCCTTCACGGTTACAGCCGCCGCAACGGGTCACACGGTTGTTGGCACTGGCGCAGTTGCCACCGTTACCTCTGGCGCATGGCGCACTCGCAAGACTGCTGCAGAAACCTTCGTGTCGTATCGGATCGGCTAACCAACCAAGACAGGCCGGCAGAGATGCTGGCCTGTTTTTTAATGGAGAAAGATATGCCAATGACCAAGGGTTACTCAAAGAAATCAATCGGCAAGAATATTGCTATGGAAATGAAATCAGGCAAGCCCCAAAAGCAAGCCGTTGCAATGGCTCTAGGCATGGCAACCAAAACGGCAAAAGCCGCTGGTAAGCCAAGCAAAGCACCAATGAAAAAGATGAAATGATTAAGTCAGCCGCAATTGTTAAGACTAGGGTTCTTGCCCCGTGGAAAGAGTTGCGGCTGCAAAAGCGCAAACTTAAAAAAGCGCAAACAGCAGAACGCAAAGCAACAAAACAAATCCGTCCATCGCCAATTGGCAAGCGTGAAGTCGTGGTAGTGTCTGAAGTTGTTGTTGAAGTTTTCGAAATCCCTGTAGAAGAAAGTCCAGCAACACGCGAAGAGATGTTGCAACAAGCTGAAGCAATTGGAATGAAGGTTGACAAACGCTGGTCTGATGCGACACTGCTGAAACACATCGAGGAGCTGGAATGGGCTACACAAAACGACAATTCATAAGCGCATCCTTTGAAGAGATTGGACTTGCCTCTTATGCGTTTGACCTTGCCCCTGAGCAATTAAATTCTGCCCTGCGTAGATTAGATGCAATGATGGCAGATTGGAATGCCAAAGGCATCCGCTTGGCTTACCCTTTGCCATCCAGCCCACAGGACAGCGATTTAGACGAAGAAACCTTTGTGCCTGATTCGGCGTACGAAGCAATTATTTGCAGTCTGGCTATCAGGCTTGCACCGAGTTTTGGCAAGCAAGTAATGATTGAAACCAAAACCACTGCCAAGCAGGGTTACGACATCTTGCTGCAAAGAGCCACATTCCCATTGGAACAGCAATTGCCTGGAACAATGCCTTCTGGTGCTGGCAACAAGCCTTGGCGTATGTACGATAATCCGTATGTCAGACCACCAGCAAATCCAGTTAACGCTGGCCCTGATGGGCCTCTTGAATATTACTAAGGACAATCATGCCTACAATTAACCAACTGCCCGTCTTAAACGTCATCTCCAGTGGAGATCAATTACCCGTTTATTCCCCAAACAACGGGGATGCAAGACGCACCTCAATTGGCAGCTTGCTGACGTTTTTCCAGCAGAGTTTTGCATCGCCCACACTGTCGGTGAATCTTTACGTGCCAGGTTCTGGGTTCAATATTACCGTTCCAACCCCTGTCAGCCAAGATCAATGGATGCTTTTGCAACCCGCTGGAACACTGGCAACAGGCACGATTACTCTACCTTTGAACACTGGTGTGCCTGATGGCACTACGGTGCTGATTACAACCACGCAAGAGATTACCTCACTGACGATTGCGCTGAATGGTGCGACTGCCATCTATGGTGCAGTGACATTTTTAGGCGCAGGAACTGCAACTGCAATTAGGTTTTATCAGCCTACAAACTCTTGGTATCAGATAAATTCTGATGCAATTTATGCGGCTGGCGTACAGACTTTCTTGGCAACTCCATCAAGTGCCAACCTACGGGCAGCAATGACCGATGAAACAGGCACAGGGTCATTGGTATTTGCAACCAGTCCCGCATTAGTGACACCAGCAATCGGGGTGGCTACTGGAACAAGCCTGGCAGTAACTGGCGCAGTCACTTCATCTGGAACTGCTGGCGTGGGCTATTCAACTGGCGCAGGTGGAACTGTAATCCAAGGGACAAGCCGAACCACAGGCGTGACACTTAACAAGACTTCTGGCGCAATCACGTTATTCAGTGCAGCAGGTTCTGCAACGGCAGCAACTTTTACAGTGACCAACAGCACTGTGGCGGCAACCGATGTGATTATCTTGAACCAGAAATCAGGAACTGATTTGTATGACTTGATGGTTACTGCGGTGGCTGCTGGTAATTTCAACATTACTTTCCGCACCACTGGCGGCACGACAACTGAAACTCCAGTATTCAACTTTGCAGTGATTAAGGCTGTGAGTGCGTAATGGCCACCAAATCAACCGTTAATGCGGCTGGCAACTATACAAAGCCAACCATGCGGAAAGCCTTGTTTGAAAAAATCAAGGCAGGGACAAAAAGCGGCGACCCTGGCGAATGGTCAGCCCGTAAAGCACAACTGCTGGCGGTGGAGTACAAGAAAAAGGGCGGGGGTTATAAATGAAAGCCCCACAAAAAAGCCTCAAAGATTGGTCAAGTCAAAACTGGCGCACCAAGTCAGGCAAGCCATCGTCTGAGACAGGCGAAAGGTATCTACCTGCAAAGGCTATAAAAGCCTTGACTGCGGCTGAGTATGCGGCAACCACAAAAGCAAAGCGTGAGGCTACAAAGGCAGGTAAGCAGTTTGCAAAGCAGCCTAAAAAGATTGCTGAAAAGATCAAGGACTTTAGATGAAAACTCCCGCCTATGCTCGCAAAGAAGGACAGAATCCCCGTGGCGGTCTTAACGCCAAGGGTCGGGCTGCTGCCAAGGCAGAAGGCATGAATCTGAAGCCTCCCGTCAAGTCTGGTGATAACCCACGCAGGGCATCGTTTCTAGCTCGCATGGGTGGCAACGCTGGCCCTGAATACAAAGACGGTGAACCTACTAGATTACTGTTAAGTTTGAGGGCATGGGGCGCATCGTCTAAGGCTGATGCACAAGTCAAAGCAAAGAAAATCTCAGCTAGAAACAAGGCGAAGTAGTAATGCAAATACCTATCCTTAACGGTATTTACACCGACAACACTCCAGAGCTGCGTACATCGTATCCAGTGAACCTTGTGCCTGTGCCTAAGGTATCGGGCATCAGCAATGGCTTTTTAAGACCTGGTGACGGGATTGTTGCTAACGGGACAGGCCCAGGCATTGACCGTGGCGGGATTAACTGGCAGGACAATTTGTATCGGGTGATGGGTACAAAGCTGGTGGAAATAGACAGCGCAGGGACAGTCACTATATTGGGCGATGTGGGTGGGCCAACAGACCAACTTGTAACATTTGATTACAGCTTTGACCTATTGGCAATTGCCTCGGGTGGGCGGCTGTATTACTGGAGTGGCACAACCCTTACGCAAGTAACAGACCCTGACCTTGGCGTGGTGCTTGACTTCTGCTGGGTGGATGGTTACTTTATGACCACCGATGGCGAGTTTTTGGTGGTCACTGAGCTGTCAGACCCCACCCAAGTTAACCCGCTGAAATACGGAAGTTCAGAGGTTGACCCTGACCCCGTAGTGGCTTTGCTTAAGCTGCGAAACGAGGTCTATGCGCTAAACAGAAACACCATTGAAGTTTTTGACAATGTGGGCGGTGAGTTGTTCCCATTTGCAAGGGTTGATGGCGCACAATTGCAAAAGGGCGTAGTTGGAACACAGGCTTGTTGCGTTTTTATTGAACGCATTGCTTTTTTAGGCAGTGGGCGCAATGAAGCTCCTAGCGTTTATGTAGGCGCAGCCGCAACTAATCAGAAACTGAGTACACAAGAGATTGACAATATCTTGCTGCAATATACCGAAGCACAATTAGCCTTGGTCAAGCTAGAAGCCAGAAACGACAAAAACCATCAGCACCTTTATGTGCATTTGCCTGACCAGACCCTAGTCTATGACGCATCCGCATCCGAGGCATTACAAACACCTGTTTGGTTTATCTTGGTAAGCACGTTAACGGGTCTTGCTCAATATCGTGCTCGCAACATGGTTTGGGTTTACGATAAGTGGCTGGTGGGCGACCCACAATCCAGCAATATTGGTTATTTGGTACAGGACACAGGCCATCACTGGGGCGAACAAGTGCGCTGGGAGTTTGGCACTTTGATTGTTTACAACGAAAGCAATGGTGCAATATTCAACGAGTTGGAATTAGTGAGCCTGACGGGTAATGTTGTTCTTGGCAAGAATCCACAAATCAGCACCAGTTATTCTTTAGATGGCAAAGCATACAGCCAAGAGAAGTTTATTGCAGTCGGCACAATCGGCAGTAACAAACGTCTAGCATGGTTTCAACAGGGACACATGAGGAACTGGCGCATTCAGCGTTTCCGCGGCGATAGCGATGCCCATGTGTCCTTTATTCGACTTGAGGCTCAGATTGAGCCACTGGCTTATTAATGGCGACCGCACCTACTTCCCGCAAGTTAAATCTGACGCGAGACCAGCTTGCCCAGTTCTTAACTGACCAACAGCAAATTAGGCAGTTTGAACTTCTATTTTCTACCGTTGACCAACTACAAGTCATTACTGGAACAGACTTTGAGTTTCAAGCTGATAATGCTGCGGCTGCCGCAAATGAAGCATTAGCTCAGATTTCGGCTTTAGCGCAACAATCAGCAGTGAACGCAGCACTGGCAGAAAACAGGGCAAATCAGGCATTGGCATTAGTGGACAAACTGAACAAGGCTGTTGAAGGCTTGCAAATGACCCCGCCACCAAGAGAATTTAAGCGAGCAAGATATGGTCAGTTTTACGATACGACTACGCAAATTGCTACTGTAATCAATACACCAAAGGCGTTTACATTTAACAACACAGATGAAAGTCAAGGCGTATATCTTGGTTCACCAACATCAAGAATTTATGTTGACACACCAAACATTTACAATTTTTTATTCAGCATCCAATTAGACAAAACCAGCGGCGGCGTTGGTATTTTTTGGGTGTGGATTCGCATCAATGGAGTTGATGTACCGGACAGCAATAGTCAAGTGCGCTTACAGGGTAATAATGCCGAACAACTTGCTACGGTTGGATATTTTTTCAATCTGAAGGCAAACGATTATGTTGAAATTATGTTTGCAGTTGATGATCTCAGTGTGCAAGCCGAGGCATTTCCAGCATCTGCTTTTTACCCATCCGTTCCGTCTATCATTCTGACAGTTTCAGATAACGTACAAGGAGTTCAATAAATGACCGTAACAGTAAAGGTGCTAATCCCTGCGAAACAGGCAGAAAACGCACAAACCACCCAATACACTGCAACGAATGTCAAGGCAATTATTGACAAGTTCACGGTGACCAACACCAGTGCCAACAATGTGACTTTCAGTTGCAACTTGGTCACTAGTGGCGGTTCAGCAGGGGCATCAAACCTGATTATTGATACTCGTACCATTGTGCCTGATGAGACCTACACTTGCCCTGAGCTAGTTGGTCAGGCATTAGACGTTGGTGGTTTTATTTCAACAATTGCAGGGACTGCAACATCCCTGACCATCCGTGCATCAGGCCGAGAAATTTCATAAGGAGTAGAAAATGAAAGATTTTATGGTTATCCCCAAGGGCTTCATGGGTTTGCCCAGTGAAGAAGAGTTTTTGACCGTTGCTGAAAATAAAGCCAATTTTCTGATTGCGGTTAAAGATTGGCACTATGGGCCAGAAGAACCCAGCAATGACCCAAAGTCAAACCCTGAGTTTTATGACTCACTGGCAGAGGCCATGCAGTGTGATGCTAAAGACGCAAGGCGCAAACATTGCTCTAACTGTGAGTATTACGACAACAGCTTAATGACGCAAGTAAGAATCGAACGCATACCAATGGCTGGCTATGACACGGGCTACGGTTATCGTGGTCACTGCGAAAAACTGAACTTTATCTGCAACGATATGCGGGTCTGTCAGTCATGGGAAGAGCGTGAATCCGAAATGGATTGACGAAATGCCAAAATGTGCGAAAATAATCACCACTGAGCCGTTCGAGCCACCAGTAGCTCAAAAGCCCCTGCAAAGGAGTTCTCGATGAGTCATGTTGCGGTTCATGTAGTGAAAGATGTTCCAGTTGAACATCTGCCAATCTATCGCCTAGAGTCTGAGCTTCTTAAGCTGCCTCAGGTAGAGATGCCCGTAGTTCACGACTTCTGCAACGGCCTATATGCTCGCACAATGCACATCCCTGCTGGTACTGTTCTAACTGGTGCAATTCACCGAGAAGAATCATTTTTCTTAGTACGCAAGGGAGAACTGATTGTCAGCACAGACAGCGGTTCACGCACCATTGGCCCAGGTGATATGAGCGTTTCTAAGATCGGAACAAAACGTGCTGGCATTACTTTGACTGACGTTGAAGTAACTACATTTCACGCAAACCCAACCAACGAACAAGAACCACAGGCCTTGTGGGATTTGTTTACTATTCCAGCGCCAATGCCAGCTATAAAAGCTACGCAAACTGCGAACTTGGAGGAATCAAAATGACATTCGGATTATCATCCGCAGCACTAGCTGCTATTGCTGTAGGTGGCGCAACTGTTGTTTCTGGCTATATGCAGGGTGAAGCGGCTAAAGGTGCAGCAGAAACACAAGGCGCAGCCGCTGAAGCTGGAATTGCAGAACAACGCAGACAATTTGATGCAATTCAAAAACTACTAAATCCTTACGTCTCTGCTGGAGAACCTGCACTTGAAGCACAGCAAGCCTTTCTCGGTCTTAAAGGGCCAGAGGCAGAACGTGCGGCTATTGAGCGGATTAGTGGTGGAGAAACATTTCAAGCTCTTGCAGGTCAAGGCGAGGAAGCATTGCTTCAACGTGCATCTGCCACTGGCGGCTTGCGTGGCGGGAATATCCAAGGCGCACTGGCTCAGTTCCGACCAGCTCTTTTGTCCAGCCTCATTGAGAATCAATATAGCCGTTTGGGTGGCATGACATCTCTTGGGCAACAATCCGCAGTTGGTGTTGGTAATGCTGGAATGACAACAGGCACAAATGTGGCTAACTTATTAGGCCAACAAGGTGCAGCACAAGCTGGCGGTCAGATTGCCCAAGGAAAAGCATTTGCTTCAATCCCCGCAAGTATTGCTGGAAGTCTTGGTATTTATAGCGGCCTCGGAGGGAAATTCTAATGCCAGCACCAATTGATTACGGCGTTGAAGTCGTCGACCCAACAAAAGCCTTCTTAGGCGCTTTCCAAGCTGGAGCAAGCATTCAAGAAGCTCGATTTAAGCAGCAGAAACAAGAGAAGGAACAAGCAAATCAATTGCTTATCCAAGAAGGATTTAAGAAGCTGAGTGGGCCAAATGCAACTGCTGCCGACTATGCCAACCTATCCATGATGCTGCCAGAACCGCAAGCAAAAGCTGTGCGTGAAAGTTTCAGCCTGTTATCAGGTGAGCGTCAGCAAACAGCATTGCAACAATCAGGACAGATTTTTTCTGCATTCAAAGCTGGAAAGCCAGAGATTGCTATTAGTTTGCTTGAACAACAGATTGCAGCAAAGCGCAATTCTAAAGATGAAGAAGGTGCTAAGTTTTTGGAGACTTGGCGCGATGTGGCAAAGGAAAACCCAAAGGCCACCGAAGATTTCTTTGGTTACACCATCTCACAAATGCCTGGTGGTGACAAAGTAATTACCAGTGCATTGGCACTGACTAAAGGACAACAGGATGAAAAACTGTTTCCAGATTTACTAGCGCAGAAAAAGGCCGAAATGCTCAAGGCTAAAACAGATGCAGACAAATCAGCAATTGAGGCTAAATATGCAGAAAAGTTTGCACTTGCAGATTTAAAGAAAAAAGCTGCTGACCTTGGTTTGACACAAGCGCAAACTGGCTCGGCATTGGCTCAGACAAAAAAACTTAGTTTGGAAATTAAAAAATCTGCACTCGAGTTAGAAGCACTCAAAGCCAGTGGTGGACTCGACCCAGCCAAAGCATTTGAGCAAGAAGAAAAACTGCGTAAAGAATATCAAGGCAGAACCAAGGTATATGGTGAACTGGGTTCAACCTATCAAAACATTAAGTCATCATCCGAGGCTAAGAATGGGCCAGGTGACATTGCTTTGATTACTGGTTTTATGAAAATGCTTGACCCAGGCTCAGTGGTGCGCGAAACTGAATTTGCGACTGCAAGAGATACGGCTGGTCTGTTTGAAAATTTAAAAAATCAATCACAAAAGTTACAAAGTGGTCAACTTTTTTCGCTTGATTCAAAACAGCGCCAAGAGTATGTCAATCTGGCTAAGCAATATCTTGATTCTGCACAAAAGAAAGCAGGAGATGATAAGAAAGCACTTGGCGTAGTGGTCAAGAATTACAAACTTAACCCTGAAAACGTGTTTGGCCCAGAGACAGCAGCACCTCCACCAACTCCATCACCAAATAGTGTGATAGTTAATGGTCAGACTTACACCCGTCCTGCAAACTTCACTGATGCTCAGTGGAACGCATATAAACAATCTATGGGGGTGCAATGAGTCCGGAAGAATGGCTGGCATCCCAGACTAAGCAGGCAACGCCAGCAGTGCCTGCGAATGCGGCCCCCATGTCGCCTGAACAATGGGCGGCATCACAGCCAAAGCCAATGGGCTTTTTGGAGAGCATTTCAGAATCAATTACTGGCCGACAACGTGCAACCCCTGAGACGCAAGCACTTCCTGAGTGGGTAAATATGCCAGAACTTAACCAGTTAAGTGTGGCTGGTTTCAAAACCGCATTGGGAACGCTTATGAGCGACCCAAAAGAAACCGTGCAAGTTTTGCAAGCAAACTTTCCTGGAGTTCAAGTCCGACAAGATGCTAAAGGCAACTACCTACTACGGTCATCGGTTGACCAACAAGAGTACGCAATAACCCCAGGTTTAACTTTTGGTGATATTCCACGCATTGGCTCGGCACTAGCAGCCTTCACTCCAGCAGGTCGAGCAACAACTATTCCTAGCGCATTTATGAGAAGCGCAGGAACACAGGCCATCATTGAGACAAGCCAAGCGGCAACTGGTGGTGAATTCAACAAAGGCGAAGTGTTCACAGCCGCAGTCACAGGCCCAGCAGGGCAGATTTTGCAGAGAACTGTGCCTCCAGTTGTCCAAGCAGTTAAAAAGGGCATACAGCGTGTTACAGGCAAAGCACCTGCGCCAGCCGCAGCCGCACCAATGGGAACAGCAATAACCCCAGAAGCACCTCCAACAACGCCTGTTGCCGCAGCAATACCAGAGACAGTTCCAGTTGCCGCAGAGATTCCGGTAGCAGCACCCGCAGCACCCACAGTAGCACCAGTTGTAGTAGAGATTACCGAAGAAGAGATTGGAAGTCTGGTCAAAAAAGCCTCAGGCACAGGATTTGGTTCGGCTGGCGCACGTGACCGCTTAGCAGACCTTGCTCAAGTTAATGTTACAGCTAAAGAAGCAGCAGACAGGCTTGGCATCCAACTACCTGCTGATGTGTTTAGTGACAACCCACAAGTCCGAGCAGCCGCAGGTTTGACAAGATCAGCCGCAGGTAGTGAGGCAGAGGCAGCATGGCGCAATACGGTTACTCAGGCCGTGGACAAGGCAGATGATGTAATCAAGCAATTTGATGCTACCTTTGTTGAAGGTGCAGTTGCACCTGGCGTAGTCTCGCAAAAGATTAAAGACTCACTCATCCAACAACAAAAAACAACGGCTCAAGAAGCAAAAGTTTTATATGAAGCAGTTGATTTAAAAGTACCAGAGCAAACATTGGTTACATTTCCAGCACTAAAAGCGAAACTAGCTGAAATAGCAACAAGATTAGGCGAAGAGGGCGTTGAGAAAAATTCAACCCTTAAAATGTTTAATAAAATGGTGAGTGATGCTGATGCAGGTAAAGTCCCGTATGGTCGTTTAAAAGAAGAAAAAACTCTGATTGGTGATTCAATCAAGTTTGGTCAGAATGATTATTCAAAAAGCATATCTCAAGGCAGATTAAAAGAAATATATGGCGCATTAGCAAAAGACCAGCTTGACAATGTTGAAAAGTTGGCAGATGCAGAAACACGTCAACAATTACGTAGTGCCAACCTTTTAACTGCAAAAGAAAAAGCAATAGGTCAACGAATCATCAATGCGTTTGGTCAAGATATTGAAGGCAGTTTAGGTTCAAAATTAAGATCAGCAATTATCAGTGGTGGCAAGGGTGATACAGGCGACTTCAATCGTTTGCTCAAAATAGTGCCAGAGGAGTTTCGTAAAGAAACGGTGGCAACGGCATTGGCGGCGGCTACAAGGTCTGCAAGGGGTGCAGAAAAGGGTGGCTTTGGGTTTTCGGAGTTTGCTGATTTATATCCCAAATTAAGAGCAAATCCACCTGTTTATAAGACTATTGTGGACACGCTTGGTAAAGACTCAACAGATGTGTTGCGTGACCTATACGTTGTTTCTAAGCGTGTCACAGAGGCTAGAGCTAATGTTTTGACCACAGGAAAAGCAAACCAAGCGTTGCTGCAAGGTATGCAAGCCGAAAGCCTGATTGGTAAGGTTATGGAAAGCACTTTAGCCAAAGGCGCATTAACTGGTGCTGCTGCAATGGGTGGCCCTATCGCAGCCGCAGCAACATCGGTGATAACTGGAGCAATGACCCAAGGTAACAAGGATTCACTAAAAGCAGCAGGAAAACTTTTTGCTGATGAGGGATTCCAAAAACTTGCTGTTGAAGCTGCAACCACTGGAACACCAAGCACAGCTACTATTCGCCGTGTAGCCATGTCAGAAGCCTTCCAAAATTTTTCAGATGCAGCTAAACTGCCAAAAGCATTAGATGCAAGAATTCAATGGTTGCAGACAGCAACCCAAGCCGAGCGTCAATTTGACCAGGAGAACCAATAAATGTCCGCACTCTCGATTCAAGTCCCTTTCCCGGTATTTCAAGACCGCGATGGTCAGCCGCTGGACAATGGTTACGTCTGGCTTGGCACTGCCAACCTAAACCCACAGACAAACCCTGTCGTGGCGTACTTTGACGCAGCCCTGACACTTGTTGCAGCACAGCCACTGCGCACGCTCAACGGATACATCTCACGCGCAGGAACGCCAGCCCAGATCTACGTCGATGGCGTTAACTTCAGCATCTTGGTGCAAGACAGCAAAGGCTCGATGGTTTACAACTTCCCAGACGGCTCGGGCATCAGCCCAGACGCTTGTGGGATCACATACAACCCGCCATTTACTGACGCTGTCTCGTATCCTGTTTGCGAGAAGTTAGAGCAGACGGTCAGTGTCAAAGACTTTGGCGCTGTCGGTGATGGCGTGACAGACGACTACGATGCAATCAATGCGGCCTGGCTGTACTGCTATCCTATCGGCGCGAGTCTCTATTTTCCATCTGGTACTTATTTGGTTGTCACCGAGAACTTTCCGTTCCGAAACACCCAATTGCCGGTCACATCGTTGCTTGATTGCAACAATATGACCATTTTTGGTGATGGCCCTAGCTCTATTCTTAAAACATCATCTGTACTTGGCGCTGACGTTTTGCAGTTGAACGGACTTAAAAACTTTCATGTCCGCAACCTACAAGTTCAATCGGTAATTAGCGGAACCGCAGCAGGAAGTAACGGAATGTCTGTTACTGGTGGTTTTGACAACATTACTGTAGACAATTTCTGGGCAAAAAACTTGGCGTATGTTGACAAGACAACATACGTTGATGGTGGAAAAGCTGTGTCTATTCAGTCACCAACTGAAGCAAATTCAATCACAATGGGTTCCTTCAAAGCCACCAACGTGTTTGCGGATGGTTGTGTATATGGTTTTGGATATGAACCCGACACTGACTTGGCGCTGACTCAACCAGTCAGTATTGATGTAAACATTGTTGTTTCTAACTCGCGCCAAGGTGTAGTTTTTTCCGCTGCTGGGTCAACATCGGCAGTTTCTGCAAATAGCACCAGCGGCGTTCGCATTCGTGGTCAGAGCATCAACTGTATGAACGACATTGCGGTTAGTCGCACTTTTGGTGTTGACATTGATATGCAAATCATTCAAACCAAAACTGCTGCTCAACTTTTACTTAGCTACAAAGGCACTCAATGGACAGTGGTTGACACTGTTGCTAATGTAATTGGTGTAATTTGCACGTATGCTAAAAACAGCCGAATTGTGGCTTACGGAAACAAAAAAGATTGCCAACACAAAGCAAAAATTGGCGGTGCTCTTGACCCAAATACAGGATTAGGAAGCAACACAAACTACTGCGATTTTTATTTAAACATCGCTGGCATATCCGTTGGTGTTGACGTTCAGTTCAGTGATGCTGGCGGCAACATTATGAACAATAGCCGTTTGTATTGCACATCATCGACAGCACTTACGTTGCCAATTGAGTTTTACAATCCCGCTTTAGACAACACTTTGACAATTGGCCCTGACACCCGACTGCAAAATGTTGATGTAACAACACAAATTGGGTGGACTCAGCCAAACGGTAGAACCGTTAATAACAATACGTTTTTACAATCTAATGTTTTAACAACAAAACAAACAACATCATCAAGTGCTGATTTTTTAATTCAGCAATGGGTAAACCAAACTGGAGCACCCAGATTTGGCATTCGAAATGATGGTGCTCTTTCTACGGCATACGTTGCAACCGCAACAGCCGTTGCAACGGTTAAACAAGTATTGCCGCTCTATGATATGGCCGGCGCAACCGTTGGCTACATTCCAATTTATACAACTTACACTCCATAAGGATTAAAAATGGCATTAAAAATGGACACTGTATCGCCACAAGGCTTTGATGCCGTTGATGCTTATCATCGTGTCAATGGCGTGGCATTGATCTCAAAAAACAAGATCAATTTTTCTGTGCAATCGTTCAAAAACAAAGATGCTTCTGTGGCTTTTGCTACTGAGCAACATTCCTGCTTGTATGATCTGACTGGAAATAACCCGATTGCTCAAGCGTACTACCACCTGAAAACACTGCCTGAGTTTGCAGGCGCAAAGGACTGCTAATCATGTTGAAAACAATTTCATCCATCACCAATGCACTTGGTGCGTTGAACTACAAAGGCACTTGGAATGCCAGCACCAATAGTCCAACCTTGGCATCTGGTGTTGGTAGCAAGGGCGACTATTACGTTGTAAGTGTTGCTGGCTCTACATCACTTGATGGCATCAGCAATTGGGGCGTAGGCGATCTGGCAACCTTCAACGGTTCTGTTTGGCAGCGGGTCGAGGGCGGCGCTGACTTGAATGGCGTGAATCTGTCTGTATCTGGCACAAGTACGCTGTCAGGCTTAACAGCATCCACTGCGCTGGCTCTGAACGCAAGCAAAGAGATCGTCAGCGTCACCAACACTGGCACGGGCAATAACGTACTCGATACTTCACCAACACTGACTACACCAAACATTGGCGCAGCTACTGGTTCGCAATTAAACATTGATAACATACAAATTGATGCTAATACGATAAGTAGCACAGACAGCAATGGCAACATCAATTTGACCCCTAATGGAACTGGTTCCACTGTTCTTGGAAACAATTTTATTCAAGGTACTGGAAGTGCAACATCCCAAGCTTTTTTACGATCAAGTGCCGCTGGTGGACACGATATCAATTTGCAAACGGGGACTAGCCTTCGCTGGACGTTAAACAAAGGCGGTGCTGAAGCTGGCGCAAACCTTGGCAGTAATTTAACACTTTATCGATACAGCGATACCGGCAGTTTTCTTGGGACTACCTTAACTATTAATCGTGCAACTGGCGCAGTTGTTATAACTGGCGCTTTGTCCAAAGGTTCTGGCACGTTTCGCATTGACCACCCACTGCCAGAAAAAGAAGCAACTCATCAATTGGTGCATTCGTTCATCGAGGGGCCACAAGTTGATTTAATCTACCGTGGCAAAGTTGCGTTGGTCAATGGCACAGCTCAGATCAATATTGATGAGAAGTTTGGCATGACCGCTGGCACGTTTGTAGCGTTGTGCCGTGATACCCAATGTTTCACTACCAACGAGCAAGGTTGGCATCATGTTCGCGGTTCAGTAATCGGCGCTGTCCTCACCATAGAGTGTGAAGACGCAGCTTGCACCGACACTGTTTCATGGATGGTTATAGGTGAGCGCCAAGACAAGCACATCATGGAAACCGACTGGACAGATGAGAATGGCAAGGTTGTCATCGAGCCAGTCAAACCAGCCGAGCGCCAGCCGTACTATTCACCAATCATCGAAGAAGGAGTCTGATATGTCCACCAATTCACAAATCGCATTTGCGCCTCTTGGCGAGACCGTAGTAGTCCCTGCGGCGGCTAGTGCGCCTACTGGCGTTCAGGCGCTGGTTAGCGGCAGGCTAGACGCACAGGGTACGGGTCAATATCGAATCATCAATAACAGCGTCTACACGGTGTTTCTAGGCGTTGGAACGACTGCGGCATTGGCTACGGCAAACGCTGTCGAACCGATAGCAGGAAACCCAAGTCCGGCCATTGTGCTAGTGCCTGGTGCGGTAGAGATTCTGCGCTTTGCACGTACATCGTACTTCAGCGGACTTGCATCAGCAGCGGCTACTGTTTACATTGTGCAGGGCGAAGGCATCTAAATGTTGGAGACTGACGTTATGGCAGAAGGAAATGAGATCGACCTTGTAAAGTACGGCGTGCTCTGGCAGAAAGTACAGGACATGGATAAGAAAATGGACAAGGTTGAACGTCAACTTGATGAGCTGATGGCCTTGGCAAATAAAGGTCGTGGCGGTCTATGGTTTGGAATGACCATCGTTTCAGGTGTTTCTGCTGTTGTCGGTTACTTACTAAATTACTTTAAGCACTAAATGAGGTCAAGTGGTAGATGTCGCATCAGCACAGATACCTTGGCCCAACACGGATACAAAAATCGTGTTGGTGTGCCGTGTTGTGTTGCCGAATGAAAAGTATGGGGCGAATGAGTTTTTAGACAAAGACGGGCGAGTGTGCCGTTGGGTGTTGGAGACTAAGAATGATCGACCCAATTAGCGCGTTTGCCATAGCACAGGGTGCTATAAAAGGAATCCAAGCCGCAATCAAAATGGGCAAGGATGTTCAAGGCATTACTGGCGATGTGATGAAGTTCTTTGATGCCAAGGACAAGGTAGCCAAGGAAGCGGTAAAAGACCCAAAGAAAAAGTACTCCTCTGACACTAGTCAGGCCATGAGCACAGTGATGCAACTGCATGAACTGAATAAAGCCGAGGAAGAGTTGAAGTGGCACTTTATCAACCAAGGCCACAGCCAGCTTTGGAGTCAGATTCTGCTGGAGCGCAACGCAATTGTGCAGCGCAGGCGAACGCAAGAGATATTAGATGCTAGGGCGGCAAAGAACCGCAAGCAAGAGATAGACGAAGCCATCACAATGGGGCTTTGCATACTGGTAGCCGCTGCCATATTTTTCTTGGTGGCTTGGGGTGTAATTGCAATGAAAGGGAAGCTATGAGCGAAGGAACGTTAAACGCTAATTCAACCCTTGACAAAGTTCTGGGGTATGTAGATTCGCCATTTAAACTTGCCGCCATCCTTGTCATGGGCGTAGTTG